CAATAAGAGAAGCAAGTCTACACGATAAGTACGTGTATGACGAATTTTGTAAGAAGGTTATAGATGAAGCTATAAAATATTACCCTGATCTCACTCCTAGTGAACCTTGGTATATGTCTTATAGAAAAAGAAAAGATGGTACTTTAGGTACTCATGCTTTCTTTTAAAATTTTTAAGCCCGTCCGTTATGACGTAAAACTGACAGCGTGGTGAACTTAATTCACCAGGTGGTTTATTACCTTTAAAGAAACGATAAAGTCGCTATTAGCGTACTGTCCCCTCTGGTATATAAGAGGGTGTCCTAAAGACAACTAATTTATGTGATCTTGCACTTATAGAATATGGAATAAAACTATATTTGTACTGCTATATTTTAGAATAAGGTCCTATTTAGGGTTAGTGTCCTTTGAAGCAGCCCTTCTAAACACTTAATTTCCGCAATTTCAATAACAATGCGGGTTGTGTTGATCTTATAATCCCGAGCTGAAAATATCCCAACTACAAACCCGACGGAAGCGGGTAATAATTTTTCTTCCAACGAGGTGGACGTTTCTTCCACCACGCGTGTAGCGTCTACTACACTATTTAACGACGATGCTAATATTAGTTTGACTACTATTAATCGTCCTTTACCCATGTTAAGACAAATTTATGATTCATCTTCTGATAATTTTAATCAAGATATAAAAACATTTTTGTCTAAGCCTGTAATTTTGGTTTCCAATAGTTTTGGCGTTGGAGATACAGTTGGTACGTTTGCTTCGCAGTTGATGCCTAGCACACTTATCAGTGCATTTTCTACAATGTCTAATAAACTAGAAGGTTTCTTGGGTTTTAGAGCTACTATGGTCTTTAGACTTACAGTCAATGCTAATCCTTTCCAACAAGGTAGATATATGTTGACTTGGGTACCTTTAGGTGGTTCTCCAGGTGATGCAACTTCCTTGTTGCATCGAAGCTCTCATACTTATACTTTAGTGCAAAGGTCTACTTTGCCTAGGGCTGAAATTGATATAGCTTGTGAAACTGCTACTGAATTGAGAATTCCTTATGTTTCTAAATTGAATTTCTTTCCTCTTGCGAGTTTGAATGGTGCAGAAAATTTTGGTAGTTTAGGTTATCTTCAGATTTTCCCTTATGTAGCTTTAAATGCTGTCACTAATGTTGTGGCAGGATATACTTTATGGGGACATTTTGAAGATATTGAACTTATTGCTGCTGCTGTTCCTCAAAGTAGTGGTAAATTTTCTGATAGTCACAAAGAAGCACAAAGTGCGGGAGTGGCTCCTTTATCTAATACTTTATCTCTTATTTCTAAGAGTGCAGCAGTATTATCAGCTGCACCTGGTATTGGTGCTTATGCATCCTCTATTAGTTGGTTGTCTGAACGCTTAGCAAAAACAGCAATTGTTTTTGGTTGGTCAAAGCCTACCAATAATGCTGCTGTTATTTATGTACAAAGAGGTACTCTTACCAATTATTCTAATATGGATGCTGTTGATAATTGTTTACCTCTTTCTTTGTCTGCTAAAAATGAAGTACACAAATGTGAAGGTTTTTCTGGCACAGACGTAGATGAGATGGATTTTTCTCATTTTACTTCTATTCCAGCTTGGGATAGTACTTATACTTGGTTACCAGGTACTGTTTCAGGAACTATGATTAAAAATTATAAGGTTGGTCCTTTGAATAATGTTCTTAATACTGCTCTTGTGAATTTTGGAGTTCAGGTTAAAAACTTTATTCCAATGGACTTTGTAGCTAATTATTTTACATATTGGAGAGGTTCTATTGTATATAAATTTAAATTTGTGAAAACAGATTATCATTCAGGCCGTTTGGCCATTTCTTTTACACCTTTTGAGAAATTTACTACTGCTGCTCAAACCACTTCCTTGGCTTTGAGTGCATTTACTCATAGACATGTTGTAGATATTAGAGAAACGAATGAAGTTTCTATTACTATTCCGTATATTAGTTCTATGCCTTATAGACCTATTACTGGGACTCAAAGTTCTATTGGTAATTTGCAAATTTTTGTACTTGATCCTTTGACTGGACCCGCTTCTGTAGCGAGTTCTATCTCTATAATTACAGAAATTTGTGGAGGGCCTGATTTCGAAGTTGCTGTACCTGCCAATGTTAACCAGATGCCAACTTATAATGTTGTGCCACAATCTGGTGGAGCTTTTGGAAAGATTGCTGATAAAAATGCTTGCAATCTTACACAAGCTGTGTTGGGTGTTACTAATCCTTGTGATGATGGATACCTTAATGCAGCTATTTGTGTAGGAGAAAAAGTTTCTAGTTTTAGATCTTTGTTAAAATCTTACAATATGCATCTTTGGACTGCAGCACCTGTCGCGGCAAAATTTTTAAATGTGAGAACTTTTGCAGCTCCTGTTTATTATGATGCGGTTGGTAATGCTCAACCAGCTACTACTTGTGATCTTTTTGGCGTTTTATCTTCCATTTATTTGTTTAATAGGGGAGGAGTACGTTTTAAAGTATCTGGAGCTATTACTAATGATCAAACTATAGGTAATGTACCTTATTATCAGATGTTTAATGTTCTTAATGCTCCAACTGCATATACTGCTCTTGCTGCAACAAATGGTACTGGTTTGACTGGTGTTACTAATGCCTCTTACGGGAATTTACTTAGAACTTATGTACATTATACTAA